AGGATGTGCGCCTGAATAGTCGTACCAGATACTGTAGTAAAGGTAGCAGACGTACCGTCCAAGTCAAGGATACTTGCCTGATCAGCATCAACTTCATGATACTGTACAATCGTACCTGACAAGGTGTGGAATGTACCCTGAGAACCAGAGAATGATGTTGCAGTCAATCCCTTTGCGACATCCAGTTCCTGGAAAATACCTACTGATGCTGAAAGCGTACCAGATACCCCAAAAAGAACTGCGTCATTCTTTCTACCGCCGTTGGTTGAAAGTGAAAGTCCCTGCGTAGATCCAATCTTGAAAAGAAGATCAGAACCAGCACCGCCGCCAGCGTTACCAAGAATTACACTTGCTACGCCTGTAGATCCAGAACCTGCGGTACCACCAATCTGAAGACCTGCGCCCTCAAGAGCGTCACCTGCAGAACCTGATGCTGCAGCGATAATCTGCTTGTTAGTGATCTCAAAGTGCTCTGAAGTCGTGATACTAGACTTGTATGTTCTTGCATCGAGTTGATCTACAACTAACTTGCGGAACTTACCAGAAGAACCAGAAAGATCATTTGCCGTCACAACGTGCAGATTTGATGTACCAGATGACGTAATATTTGTAGCAACTACCTTGCGGAAATCACCCTCATCGCCGTCAATCTTGTGAAATAGTGACGTACCAGAAGACGTAACAACCGTAGCAATCGCTTTATTAAAAGTACCTTCGTCTGCGTCAAGTTTGTGAAGAGTCGAAGTTCCTGATCCCGTAAAGACGGTAGCAATTGCTTTGTTGAAAGTACCTTCATCGACGTCTGCCTTATGAACGTGAACGTTGTTTGAAGCAGATAGATTTGTTGTTTTAATTACATTAAATGTACCTTCGTCAACATCAACCTTGTGAATTGACGCTGTACCAGAACCAGTAATCGTTGTAGCAACAAGTTTTCTGGTGTCTATTTCATCGACGTCTACTTTGTGGAACTGCGATGTTCCAGAACCAGAGAACTGATTTGCATATACAAACTGAAATCTTCTTCCTGCGGCACCAAGGGAAAGACCCTCGTTTGCTGCTGGTTGAAGAGTAGTAGCATTGAGTTCTAATTCATCAGAACCATTGATATTGAAAGATAGCGTTGTTTTTGCGTTTACTGTAAGTCCAGTTTTAGAATCTGAAAATACTTCACCTGTAGAACCTGATATGCCAGTAAAAGCAAATACTACCTTACCGCCGTCTGAAGCGGTTAAGTGAACACCATCTGTTTTAATTTTTGCGATTGCGTCCATTGCATTTGTGCCGCCAACTCCGTGGAACTGAATGTGTCCTTCGTCGCCAACTGCTGCGTTTGATGCAGATACCGCTGCCTTAAGGTGTGCAAACGTGACGGTTCTCATACCGCCACCGTTACCCTTTGACGCGGAAACAATTAAGACGTCTGCATCCTCAAGATGTGCTACGTCTGATCGTGCTTGAAATAGGTCTAGGTGACCAACCTGAACTGAACCTGATGCGATCTTATCGCGAGTTATCGCGGAAGTGTTAATTTTTGCTGTAGTAATTGCATCATCCGCTAATAGTTTTGTGCCAATTTTTGTTTTAGCCATTTTATTGCTCCTTAATGTTTCTTATTTTTTTCACTAACAAAAACCAAACAGCATATAAAACAGACTGGTTTAAGAGAAGAGAACCTTCTTTAAATTTCGAACGTTATTATCAAACTTACAAAACTCAGAATTCAAAAACTCTAACGAAAGAGCTTGGCACTCACCTAACCTATCATCAAACTCAAAATGAAATTTTCCCGAATCTAACCGCTTGCATCTAATAAGGTTAATACCTTTTAATTGTAGATAAGCGGCGATTCCTATATCAGATGTTGTAAAATTCATATTATACCTCTTAACATAATAAGTAGTCCCTACTGCTTAACAAATGCTAGATTTCCTGTATTGTTATCATCTAATTCTAGCGTATATCCAGCATTTGGATCTAGAGAATACTTTTCTCTAAGAATCTGTAAGAACTTCTCATTATTAGCACGAATCTCTTCAATCTCTTCAAGTTTTATAATTTTTTGCACTTCATGATCTCTCATATAGATTCCATATTCTTTAAGTTTAGCATTGAGATTATCTCCGCCTTCTAGAAAAGACTTTGTATCCTCGTTCGTAATAACGATGTATGAATCGTCTATCTCTTCCTCTTCTTCTACCTCTTCGGTATCCGTTAGGTCTTCTGGATCTATCCCAGACTTTAAAGTCTCAGCAGCGAGTAAGGCTTTGTTTGCCAACTCTGGATTTTCTTCTTTTAATTCATCCAGCATTCCTAGTAATTTATTTAAAACTGACATCTCTTTCCTCCTTCTTAATCAGCAATATAACTAAATAGTATGTTCGCATCATTTGCAGGTGCTTCTTCGAAAGTAACAACTCTCCCACCTAAAGTATAGTCATTATCTGCCCCAATCCTCATTAAAATACCTTGATTAAATACCATCAAAGTGCCGCTTACAAACGCTTCTGGTACAGTAAATTGGGTTCTGCTTCCATCTGCCGTTTCTGTTGGAGTCTGAGCGACCTTGTAATTAGTTTTGGTTACAGCATCTGCAGAACTCACTCCACTTCCTCCTCCACCGCCGCCTGATGCTGCCTCTGTGGTCGCTGCTCCAGGATTTCTTCTTTGTGGAAAATTTGAAATATTATCATCAACTCTACCTGTTAATAAATCAGACTTAAGTCCTTCAAGTCCATACAACCTTCCATTTGCAGTATCTAGATCATCAGCAGTTATTATTCTTTCTCTAGGTATCTTAACTTCTACAATATTCTCTCTAATTGAAAAGTTTGGTTGAAGTCTGTTTTCTCCTTCACCCGTTAACCATCCCAAAACTTCGATATTAATTTTTGTTTCAAATTTTCTTTCTTCATTTGAAAAGTTACTTATGTTGTTGCTTTGAGAAAAACTACTTTGAATAAATGCCTCATATCTTAGTCTACCTTCTTCTATAATTACATAGTTTATACCGCCTGGTCTTGTTATAAATGGAGTAACCACCTGATTCATTTGCTGCTGATACTCTGTTCTTAGTGTTATTTCGTACTCAACAGTCACATAAACAGGCAAAGGTATAGTTAAAGTTTGATAGACAACTTTCCTATTCTTTCTTGGAAAGTTTAACTGCCCTGCTCTCTTTAACATTGAGGCGTTTGCAAAATTACCAGTCTTGTTTTGGTTTATTCTTCTTGACACTGATATTGATCCACCTCTAACTTTATCAATTGGTGGTATATTGGCGTAAACAGTACCTTTTCTTGATGGATCTTTTGTAACATTGGTTCTCTCTATCGTGATAATCGGCAATATCAAACTACCTTCAGAGTCTCTGAACCTGTTATCTCTCTTGCTCTGAAACATTCTTTCAGCAGATGTCCACACCACTGGCACTTTTTTAAACCCAGACGGCGTAACACATTGAATGTCCAGCGTTTCATTTATAAACTTGTGCATTGCCAAGTCTACAGTTTCAATAGTCGATGGCGGAAAGGGTTTGTCTTCAATCCTGCGAGATTTTGTTACTGATAAGACCATTTAGAATTTACAACCCATATTTCGCTAACTCATCTGGGTCAACGATAGATCTCTCCCTCGGAATCTTGACTTCTACTATAGTCTCATTTACAACTCTGTGTGGGGTCTCCTGATTAACACCACTGCCGATCAAGTGTCCTAACACTTTAATATCAAACTTTGTTTCAAACTTTCTCTCTTCATTTGAAAAGTTACTTATATTGTTTTCGTGGGAGTATTCCTGTTGTATAAATCCTTCGTACCTATGCACACCATCTCTTATAATTATATAATTAATGCCTCCAGGAACTGTCATAAAGGGAACAACAAGATCATTCATTTGCTGCTGATATTCCGTTCTGATGGTTATTTGATACATTATGGTTACGTAAACTGGCAATGGAATAGAAATAGTCTGATATACGGTCTTATCAACTTTGTCTGGAAAATTTAATTGCCCCCTTTTTCTTTTGGTGTGAGCATTTTTAAAGTTAGCACTTTTACCCTGAAGAACTTTTTGCATAACTGGTATGCTTCCACCCTTGACTTTGTCAACTGAGGGTATATTTGCGTAAACTGTTCCTTTTTCGCTAGGACTTTTTGTCATGGTGGTTCTTTCAATAGTGATAATTGGCATGATTAGGGCACCTTCAGCATCTCGGACCCTACTATCTTTTTTACTTAACATTGATCTTTCAGCAGACGACATTATAACTGGCACTTTCTTAATCCCAGTTGGTCCGTTGGTGTGTAAATTCATTTGTTCATCAACAAATTTATACATGGCAGTATCAATATTTTCAATTCTAGAGTCAAATATTCTTTTTCCTTCATATTCGTTCAGTTGTTTACTAAATGGTTTATGACGTTCCATTGAATAGACCCTCTCTTGCCTTAATACATTCAGCACTAATCTCCATCATGTGATCTCGCTGTCCAAAAATCTGCATTGGTTCGTTTAATGTTGCAATTTCATAATACGTTTCACCGTATAAGACAAAATCCCCCTCTCTAACAAATAAGTTTTGATCCTCTGTCAACCTGCGTTTGTGAAAATGCACAACTATTTTTGATAATCGGTCTACCCCAAGATTTGTGGTCTCTGTTTCATATCCCTGCCACTCAACCAAAGCATAGACCATGATTGGGTTAAGAAAAGTTTTATTCAAGGCTTCGCCGTATATAGGATGAAAGTTGGTTTCTTCTATAGAGATTGGATAATACAATACCTGTTGCCCTATTACTCTCTCTATAATCTCATCATTGACCTGCTTTACAAGATCACGCTCTTTCTTACCTGTAAAAAGAGGTGGTGGCGGTGCATCTGGTTGATTCCATTTATTGTCGGACATACTTTATCACCCCACGTATACCGAATATGGTATCCTTTGTAAAACTTTTTCTGATGCATCAACTGCAGCTGCTTCTGACTCTGCTATCTTTTGATAAGTTAATTCAGAAAGCGTTGCTTTTAGTTCTTCTCTAAGTGCGCTTTGTTCTTCTTTACCTTGTGATACTAGATCTGAACCGTTTAAAGTTACGCTATCACCTGGAATAGGTAACGCTGCAAACTTAGACCTAACTTGCCCTAACGTCTCTTTCGATAGTGCTAGGGCAAATCTTCTAATCCACTGTTTACCTATTGAATTAATCGTATCGTATGGTAGATTAGAAAATGGTAAAGTGTTCATGTTGTTCACGCCTTCTATCTCGCTACGTCCGTTTGTATCATCTTCTAGGTTTGATGAAGGAATTGAAAACTCAATCCAGTATGATCTTGGACTCATACTTGTTGGTGTAGGGAATAATCTAAGTTTATTATTTCTTAACTCATAAGAGTAGTGTGATGTCCTTGTATATATGGCATCTTCAAATGCTAATGCTTGTGACTTATTTTGCCATGCGGGAACTAATTCAAAAGAAGAATCATCTGAGAATTGTCCATAATTGTGAAAGTTACCTACAACATTTAGTCCGCCATAATATCCAAAAAATCTCCACATGGCATAAGGTGTCTTGTAGTAAACTTTTTTTACAAGAATCTTCTTGC